GTAAAGTGGCTCGTGGTACCTCCAGTACCGGACGGGGTAAAACAAGGGGCTCAGGGAGCCGTAGAACCGGCAGTACCGGTGGTGCTCCCAAGTCCATTACTTATCACCAAAAAGACCACGCTCGATAAAATCAACGGCTTGGTCATCAACAGTGTTATCAGATTGCTCGGCCAGTTTGCGGAGCATGTCAACAATCAATCGCTTCACTTTGTCGCTGTTAAGGAACGACATAAGAACGGGACGGATAAGTGCAATCATTGTTCTAAAAGGGGTAAAGGTTTATTCAGCCGGAAGCGGTTCGTTGCCTTCGGCTAGCCATTCAAGGTATTCCTGGTAGTCGGTGTTGGCGGGGTCGAAGGGGATCGACAAAGTTCGACCAGAACCAGTCACGGTTTTGGTAACCGTCTGACCGCCGCCAATGCAGTTGTGAAGTTGGTAGTTAGTCATAGTTCTGCACTGAAGGCGACTTTTGCGGATGCATTATTGGTCTGCATAAAATAAGCTAATCCCTGCGTAAGAGATATGTTGGCTTGAGCAGAAACCCTTGCCATCCTAGATGTTGTTTGACCCTCTAAGATAAGATTATTAAAGCCATCGGAAGCGTTATTGCCAATCATGGTGTAATAACCTGTCCCGGAAACATAATCCAAGCTAGGGGCGACTCTCATTTCCACTGGCAAATGCACAAATGCCCACGAATTTCCGGCACTGTAAGCGCCTCCAGTTCCAATGGCTTTGTTGTTGCCATCGGCTATCAGGCAGTAATACCTTTGACACCTCGCCAGCTCATCGCCGTAGCTCCTGTGCTCAAACGGTGTGGCGACAGAACCGACTTCTAGTTGGACGCCGGTAATGTCGAAGGTGGCGGAAGCGGTGTTTCCCCAATCTTGGCTGTAGCTAGAACTCGGAAAATAATCATTACCTGAAAGTGTAAACCACGACCCGTCAGTAGCAGTAGAACCCTGGTATCCTGTTCCGTAGTGAGGAACAATAATCACCTCAAGACCACTTCCGTTGTCATTATTAACAACAAATGTACTTTCACCAGGAATCGTGTGAGAAACTTTAGTCCAAGTATCTGCAGCAAGAGTAAACGAACGGTTGAAATAAAAATTGCTCATATCACCTGCTCGATATTGAACATAATACGTTCCAGCTACGCTGGACCGCGCCCAAAAAGAGCAAGTTAAAAATGAATTTGAGTTAGTGTAATTCCAACCGCTTTGTGCCACATTTTGTGCTTCTATTTTATGTTCAATTTGTACCCAGGTAATATTACTTGTTGAAGTAGCAGTATTTGCTGTTCGATGGAAATACCTAAAACCTTCGTTGTAAGGATCACCACTAGACAATGTTTGCTGACTTTGCGTAATATTTACTTGCCCCCACGCAGTTCTATACCGGTCAACAGTTTGATAACCATCGCTAGTGCTGCTCGTCCCCCGTTGAGCCACCTGCATCGCACCGTTGATGATCAGGTTGCGATTGCTAAGCGGTCCAGCAGAAGGCAGGGATTGACCGTCAAGAGTGACGTGACCAGAGCTATCAATGGAGATGCCACCGTCAGTGGTGGACGTGCTTTGAATAGCGTTTACGCGAATAGTGCTCATTGTGCTTCACCTCCTGGATACGGGAAACGCGCTTTGATTTCAGCGACCTTTGCGGTCCATTCGTCGGTGGTAGCTTCACCGCGTTGTGCTTTAAAAAAGAGAGGGTCGGCTTCAAGGCGGTAGGCAGCGGCGCGGTTGGCTTCTGCTTCTTTGCGAGGTTGTTCTGCCGTAAGACGTGCAACCTCAGCTTGAATTTCAGCTTCAGTAGGTTCGGTTTGAACCTCATCTAGCCAAGTAAGTACATCTCCACGAAGCTCAAACTTAGCTCCAGGACGAATAGAAAGGATTGCATTTATTGTTGAGTTCAATTTGGTGCCACCTCCATCAAAACAATAGTTGATGTTTCTTGGTTGCCTTGAGCTGATGCCGTAGAGTTAGAGTTGCTGTCTACGTTAATTTGTGTTTTGTAAGTAACCTGAGATGTTGTAGCCGGACTATCCATGTAATAACCAGTTATGTGCGAACCAAACGCAAATGCTGTGCTACTTCCAGCGTAAGCACGTTGGACAAACGAAATCAAGTCTGTAGATCCTCTCATTAAATGGCATCGACCTGTTGTAGTATTTTGACCATTGAGGGTATAAAGACTTTGTGTAACTATAATCAATACCTTGTTAGAAGTTGACGATGGAGTAATTGAGGCTGTAAGACCGGAGTCAAAACGTGAGTTATCGTTGGTTCTAGTAACTGCTGTAGATTGCGTATCTTCTACTACTTGTAGAATCTTCCCAGTCGCAACCGTCTGCCAACTCAACGTGCCACTACCATTCGTCTGCAGGTATTGACCGCTAGACCCCGCGCTAGTCGGCAGGGTCAGGGTAACGTCAGTTCCAGACGGACTAGTGTCAGCTGGAGCGTCAAGAGCTACGGAGCCAGATGTGGAGCCGTTTAATTTAATAGCCATTAGTTATTACCTCCTGGTTTAGTCGGCCATACAGGATTAGCAGGGTCGGCTGTATTAGCCGGAAGGTCGCGCAACGCTTGGCGGTATGTACGCATTTCGTCAGTAAGAGTGGAGTCGGATAGGGCGAGGTAGTCGGTTTCGGCGAGGAGTTGGTTGCGTTCAACACGAAGTTGATCCAGTTGAAGACCAGGCAACACGTCACGTTCGTATGCCTCACGCTTTGCAATTTCTGCAGCAGTGAGTGGCGCTTCAGTGATTTCGCCGGTTTGCAAGTTGCGTATGATTTTATTCATGATTACTCCACCCGATAGTGAACATAGACCGTGCCAGCATCAAGGGTGCCTGAAGGTGGCGAGATGGTCACTCGATCTAACGTACCACCGGCATCAACATAGCCGTTCATATAATAAACCTTGCTTTGCCCCGTAACCCGGCCTCTGTAGTGAGCGTACCATCTATTTCCGTTTGCATCAGCACGCTCTAATTTCATAATCGCGTAGTTAATGTAATCCATATGACTGGTGCCTTTGGTGGTAAAAGCATCCGTTGTGCTGCCGCGTTGATCAGAGGTGTCGCCATAGTATCCAGCAGTAAAGTTATAGCCGCTGGTCGTATCTCCACTTGAAGTTCCAACCAAAATGTCCCATTCGACATGAGCGCTTGTTGATAAACCGTCAATAACGACGTGAATCGCTTGTGCATCACTAGGAATGCCTGTAATTGATACAGACGAACCGGTGAGACTCGTGCCTGTTGAGTCATAAGTCCAGCCGGTCGGAGCATCCGCCCAGCTAGGAGCAGCACTAGCACCACCGCTAGTCAGTACCTGACCGCTAGTACCATACGTTGCACCGCCAATACCAAATTGTCCAGCAGAACCAACACGAAAACGTTCAGTTCCATTTGTGTTTAGGCTGACTTCATTAGTTCCAAAACTAAGACCGGTGTCAGTGTCAGTTCCTGTAATACCCGGATTTGCTGCGGTATTTGTACCGTCAATTCTAATAGTCATAATTAAACAATCGTCCAGCTAGAGGTTGCAGGAATCTCGACAGTGACCCCATCGGCAATAGTGATAGGACCTGCACTTAAACCGTTGGTATTAGCAGTAATGGTGTAGTCAGCTGTGATCTCATTAGAGCATTCGTAAATAACACCACCAGCGGATGCACCGCCACCGATGTTACCCCAGCTCGTACCGTCATAGCCTTCAAAAGAACTTGTATCGCTGTTAAAGCGCAAGTAACCAGCAGACGGAGTACCATCACGTTGTGCTTCAGTACCAGCAGGAACCTCAGCAGAACCAGTCGTACTAGTTTGAGGAACGTATCCATCAATAGTTTGACCAGCGTTAAACGTAATGTCACCAGTCATTGTACCGCCGCTCAGCAGCAGTGCATTAGTGTCAACGTAGTTCTTAGTAGCAGCATCCTGTGCACCGGTAGGATCGGTAACACTGGTAATACGGCTAGAACTTACGTCAACGGTGCCAGTACCGTTAGGATCAATAACAACGTTAGCGTTGGACGTACTGGTAATCGTGTTACCATTAACGTCAAGGTTACCGCCAAGTTGCGGAGTTTCATCCGACAACAAGTTAAAGGCAATAGAACCTTCAGGAATGGTAATAAAACCAGTCTGTTGGTCTACTTCAAAGATCGGGTCATCGGTCTGGTTACCACCAATGCGGAGTTTACCGTTGTGATCAGTGATAACAGTCCAAATCTTACCGTCGTTAAGCTCAGTAATTTGACGTGCTTCATCCGGCACACCGCCGTTCTCAGGCAGTGCAGAATAATCAGTACCACTACCGACGTACTCCATCGTGTGACCGCTAGAAGCGATCATAGAACGAAGATAGAAGTTAACGGTAGCTTCATCGCTGATAGCACCGTTAAGACCAAGGTTATTGCTACGGTTGCTGGTATCAGGACGGCTAATGTTAATCGTCCAGCCAGTGCCGTTAGCAGTCACAGAGGTAATCGGATAGATTACACTGTTAACCTCAACAAGCATGTTGGGTGCAGGTCGGGTAGAAGAACCAAACCAAGCGTTATCGTTTTCAGTACCAGTTTCGTTGTAAAGGTCAGTAGACCCAGTAGCAGCATCAATGTTGAAGCTAGTAGCTCCGTCAGATGCAGCACCGTCAACGGTAGAAGTAAGAACAGGGTTAGGAGACTTACCATCTGCAATCAAAGAGTACTGACCAAAGTCAGAGGTAGATGCAGCAAGGTTTGCCTGACCACCGTTGATACAAGCAATGTGGAAGTGGTTGAAGAATGCGTAGCTGCTGGTAGCTTGGACGTAACCATTGTTAGTAACAAGGATGCCAGGACCATTCAGACCAACGTGGGTGTAGCTGTCGCACACCATCGAACGCAGTGGAGACGTAGCTGCCGGAACAGAACCGTCAACCAAGATGCCACCACCGGTCATTGCAGAGTCTTCGTCACCTGCACGACCCTTGTCTTCAGTACCTGCAAAGAAGTCAAGATCGGTGTTGTCGATCTCACTATCAGAGAAGTTAGTACAATTCTGGATGTACGGAGACTTGACAATCGTTGCACCTGCAAAGAAGGCAACGTTCCAACCTTGGGTAGCAGGAAGACCAAAGGTAGAATCAGGGTACAAAGAACCAGACTCACCACGGGTACCGCTAGCCTTAACGCCAGTAAACGTCAGGTTAGACAGGTAGGTACCGCTGTTAACTTCAAACAGGTTATTAGTTTCAGTTGCTTGAGTAGGATGCACAATGCAGCTACGCAGCGACGTACCAACAATCGAAACATCACGACGTTGGATCTGAATCGGTGCAACCTCTTGGTAGATACCAGGAGCAACAACAACGACACTACCATCACCAAAGGTGTCATCAGCGTTGATGTCTGCGATAGCATCTTTAATGGTAGCCTTAGGACGGCTGATGCGGTGACCGTCGTTGTCATCGTTACCGTTAACAGGGTCAACGTAGATAACACGAGATTGGCTAGTAAAGGTACCGCCAGAGCTAATACCTTCCCAGCTGTCACCATCCCAGATGCTCAGGGTTTTGTCAGCGTCATTCTGCAGCCAGGTCTTACCAACTTCCCAATCAGTACCCGAAGGGGTAGCAGTTTGGACAATGGTGTCGAAACGACGTGCAGCAGCACTAGACGTAAAGATGCTGTCATCGTCAGTGGTCGGACCAGCATTCTGTTCAGCGTAGGTGATGATGTCACCAGCTTTGATGCGATCCAGGTCGATGTTAGCAAGACCAAGGGTAATCGTACCGTCACCATCATCGGTTACGGTGATACCAGTGCCATCGGTACCAATATCATTAGTGATAGCAGTATCAATGCGGTTATCAATCGCAGCAGTCGTGGCAATAGTATCGTC